TAGGAGCTGCTGCGGGTGGAACCGTGCCTTTATTGGGTGCTTTTATAGGGTGTGACTACACCGATTTAAACGGTACGCCTACGTTTAATAACAAGTATCCGGGAACTGCGGCTGTTAAAGCTAATACCAAAGTAACCGGATTAATTTCTGCTAACCCTGACCAGTTGTTTTTAATCAACTGTAATGCAGCAGCGGCAGATTTGATCGTTCATGCAAACGCTAATTTTGCAACAGCTACAAGTGGAAATGCGACTACGTTTATTTCCACCGCAGAATTGGATGTGTCTACAGTTAATACTACTAATACTCTTAATATGAGAATTATTGGTTTTGAAGACACCCCCGATAATGATGATGCTACTGTTGCTGGTCGTTTAGCGATTGTTCTTTTAAATAACCACTTCTATCGTTACAACGCTAACGGTACTGGTGCTGGAATCTAATAGGAGATTAGGATATGGCTATTTCACGTTCCCAACTCCTAAAAGAACTAGAGCCGGGATTGAATGCTTTGTTCGGTTTGGAGTATGACCGGTATGACGATGAGCAAGCAGAAATTTTCGATGAAGAAAGTTCTGATAGAGCTTTTGAAGAGGAAGTTATGCTTTCGGGCTTTGGTCAAGCCCCCGTAAAAGGTGAGGGTGCTGCGGTAACGTATGACACAGCAAACGAGGCTTATACGGCACGTTATACAATGGAAACTATTGCACTTGCTTTTGCTATTACTGAGGAAGCAGTGGAAGATAATCTTTATGATCGTCTTTCTACTCGGTACACTAGAGCATTGGCTCGTTCAATGGCTAATACCAAGCAGGTTAAGGCTGCGAATGTGTTAAACAACGCATTTGATAGTAGTTTTCTGATGGGAGATGGTGTAGAGCTTTGTTCTACAGCTCACCCGACTGTTGGTGGGGGTAACTTTGCCAACACGTTGACTACTGCGGCAGACCTTAATGAAACGTCATTAGAGCAATCTCTTATTGATATTGCCGCATTTATTGACGAAAGAGGCTTAAAAATTGCATTAAGAGGGATGAAACTAATTATTCCTGCTTCTTTGCAGTTTATAGCTGAACGCCTATTGGCTTCTAATTTGCGTCCTGGGACAGCAGATAATGATATCAATGCTACTAAGAGCATGGGTATGTTGCCAAATGGCTATGTGGTTAATCACTTCTTGACTGATACGGATGCGTATTTTCTCAAGACTGATTGCCCTAATGGGTTTAAACATTTTGTACGTACACCTATTAAAACCACTATGGAAGGTGATTTTGAGACAGGTAATGTGCGATATAAAGCCCGTGAACGATATACCTTTGGTGTATCGGATCCAAGGTGCGTATTTGGCTCTCCTGGAGCTTAATTAAACTGAGGATTAAAAAGGGCGGCATTATTGCCGCCCTTTTTATTTTGGGGTATAGTTCCCCCGTCACTGACTATTACATCCCGTGATAGACACTAGCCACGACAGGAGACACTTACATGGCTACTCATTTTAAAGGTCCTATTCTTTATTCCGCTTCCCGTAAGGGGCTTGAAAACCTGCAAGTTGGGGTTTGGCCTGATCAGGCGGTTTTTCTTGATGATTTCACCGGTATATTTTTTGACGCTACCAATGACTGGACGGTGGTAAAAGACACCAGTGCCGCAGTAGCTATTGCCGCAGATACGGCTACAGGTGTCGTGACACTTACTTCAGCCGCTACTACTGATAATGATGGCTCCTCCATACAGGGCAATGAGATTTTTCAGTTGCCCTCGACTGCTGGTGAGCAACTGTTCTTTGAGGCTAGGTTTTTTGTTAATGCCACCGCTGGCTCTGGTGTGGGGCAGATGGACGTGTGGGTGGGGCTTTGTGAAAATTTTGCATCGGCCCCAGAAAATGCTTTTACTGCTTCAAACCGGATAGGTTTTCAGCTGGACGATGGCTCCTCTCTTACCCGCTTAATTACAGAAGCCAGTGATACTGAGACTGAGACTGAATTAGCCGCTGGCTATAATCTTACTGATGGCACTTATGTTACCCTCGGTTTTATAGCTACCAAAGGTACAACTACTGATACGGTTAAGTTTTACCATAACCGTAGTTTGGTAGGCACTCATACCACTAATGTACCCACTACTTTGATGACAACGGCTGCTGTCGAAGTGTCTGGGGATGCTACAGGTACTAAGAGCATGAGTGTTGATTACATTATGGCAGCAGTGGATAGAGGAGTTACCTACTAATCATGGCTACTAAAAAGAAACGTGCCCGTACTGGTAAGGGCACGTACCGTGGAGATGATCCTTCTACCCCAAATAAAAATGAAGCATGGTTAGAGGAATCTGCTAAGAAAAAAGCACCTGTTAAAAAACGCCCCTCACCTTTTTCTGTGCCCCCTTGGAGTGCTGCATATAAAGCTATGGTGTTGCGTGGAGAAATTAAAAGCTAATTAAGTGAGGAGTAATGTATGGCAGGTTCAGATGTCCAGAGTACCTTTATAACGGCAGATACCGTTGTTTTGGATGCCGATGGTATCACCACTACTGCAAGTTTAGGTAGTGGAGGAACACTTACTATAAACGGAGCTTTATCCTCTGGTGGTTCAGTGACGTTGAGTAGTGGAAGGCAGGTGACTGTTACCTCCGCAGGTAATGACACAGGCATAACTTTTACTGTTACCGGCACTGATGTAAATGGTACGGCCCAAACGGAAGTTTTAACAGGAGCCAGTGCAGCGGCGGTTACTAGCACTAAGTATTTTTTAACGATTACTGAGATTGCTAATAGTGCCGCTAGTGCGGGTGCGGTAACAGCCGGAATTAACGCCCTTGCTGCTAGTGTAATTTTTGCCGGAAGAATGCGCCTACGCGCTGTTTGGGTAAAAGATTCAGCTACAGCGGGAACCTTGGAGTTTAGACAGGAAAGTGCGGCAGGAACAGCGAACTTAAAATTCGACACTATTGCCGTTTCCACTTGGGCCTTTAGGGATAATGATATTCCCGATGAAGGAATTTTGTTTGTGAACGGTGGTTATGTGCAGTATACCGTAGCAACCTTTGACACATTAACCGCGTTCTATAATTAATCCTTTTACGAGGAGGTATTTATGCCTTTAGTGGATGGTAAGCATTTTCCTTACACAGCAGAGGGAAGAGCAGCAGCCCGTAAAGCGGGAGAAGCCAAGGCCCAGCGTTTGAAGGATGGTGGAGAAGCCAAAAGAAACGAAGAAGGTAATTCCATTGATCGTGCTTTTAAAAAGATGGAAAAGCCTCCGAGTGAGGGCGGTACAAAAGGTACTTTTACGGCGGCTGCAAGCAGGGCGGGGTGCGGCTGCAAGCAGGGCGGGGTTTGCCAACTCTAAAGCAGGAAGAACAGAATATGCTAACAAGGTATTGGGGAATCCTAATGCTTCAACTAAGATGAAGCGTAAGGCTAATTTTTACAAAAACTTTATTGCATGAGGGCAAGATTATGGCTAGAAAAAAGCAAGGTTATAGTGCTCGTTTAGATGAGTCCATGGGTGGAAGGAGTGGTAGAAAATCCCAAAGTGAAAAATCACGGCGTGATGAAAGCACAGGCATGGAGAGTTCTACGGGGCGTAGAAAATATGCAGCCGTAGGGACAATGGATAAATCAGGACGAGTGAAAAAGCGAGGGGGCGGTACGGCTGGTGGCAGAACTGCTGCTGACTCTGCACAAGCTGCACAAGCTGGTAGCACTAGCAGAGGTAAAGGATTAGCAAAGTGGGGTGCTGCTTTGACTAGAGGAGGACGGAGACGGGGAATGCAAGAGGGTGGTACGGTTGGTGGCAGAACTGCTGCTGACAGTGCTAGAGCTGTACAAGCTGGTAAAGCCTCCATGCCTAAATTAAAGCGAAAGTGGGATGCTGCTTTGACTAACGCAGGAAAAAGTATAGCGGGGTACAGGACAGGGGTCAGGAATCAGCGGGGAATGCAAGAGGGTGGTCTGGCTGGTGGTTCGCTGTCAGATTTAGGTTTCGGAGGAGGCGCTCCCGATATTCAGCCAGATCTGAGTGGTGTAGCAGAGGCTATAGGAAGAATGCCTTCTGAAGTTGATATGGCTTATGAA